TCGAAAGAGATGAAGATGCTGAATCTTTTAATTGAAAGGTATTCAGAAGAATTTATTGAAGCATTGACATTTGATAAAAAATACGAAAGCATTGCTATACTTTTATGCGATTCTTTCAAACAAGAACTTGATCGAAGATTTAGATGCTTTGAATACAAAATTGATTATTCTAAGTATGACGCTCACGAAATAAGCGACAAAAAATTTGGAGAAGATTTAAACTTAAACAAAAAACCAAAAACAGTAAGGGACTTTTTAAATGGCTAAAAAAGAAGAAAAGATTGTCACTTCAAATGAAATTTTATCAAATTTCTTGAAGAATAATAAAGAAAATCACTACAATTTTGAAGATGATTTTAATTACAAGGTATCAAGCGGCTCTTTACAACTGGATATCCATATGGGAGGAGGATTTGGACCTGGACTCCATAGGTTTTGCGGAATTAATGAAGGGGGAAAAACAAGTCAAGCATTAGAGGTAATGCGCAATTTCTTGAATACAGTCCCTAATTCAAAAGGCTTTTATATTAAAGCTGAAGGAAGACTCTCTCCAGAAATGAAGGAGAGATCTGGAGTTAAATTTACTACTTCTGCAGAAGATTGGAATACGGGTACTTGTTTTGTCTTTGAGAGTAATATTTATGAAACGGTCGTTGATGCAATGAGATCCTTGGTTGCCAACAATCAAGAAGGCATTAAATACTATTTCTTGCTTGATGCTGTAGATGGGTTGATTAGCAAGGTTGATCTAGATAAGACATTTGAAGATAGCAATAAGGTCGCTGGAGGGGCCGTAATAGCCGCGAACTTCATGAAGCGCATGTCTATCGCCTTAGCAAAGAGAGGGCATATGGCAGTCTTTATTTCGCAAGTGCGAGCCGATATTAAACTTGACCCATATAGTAAAGCTCCAATTAGGCAAACATCAGCAACTGGAGGCAATGCATTATTGCACTTCGCTAATTGGATTTTGGAGTTTGAGCCTCGATTTGGCGGAGATTTGATCTTACAAGATCCAAATAACAAAAAAATAGATTTAGAAAAAAATCCTCCAATCGGCCATTGGGCGAAAGTAACTGTTAAAAAATCTCCAAACGAGAAGACAAATCTCCAAATTCCATATCCAATTAGATATGGAAGAAAAAATGGAAGTTCAATTTGGATCGAAAAAGAATTGGTTGATTTACTTTACGCTTGGGAATTCGTAGAGAGGTCTGGACCTTGGATTAAACCTTCAGAAGAACTCGTTGAATTAATTAAAGACACAGGAGTAGAAGTTCCAGAAAACTTCCAAGGAGAAAAGGCTTTATTTAAATTTATTGAAGAAAATCCGATCTTAATTAAATTTCTAGTAAATTACTTTAAAAATTCAATTAATGAAATTCAAAACGCTTGATGGCAAGGAGAGAACCGTTAAAAATATCAAGCAATTTTTAATAAAGTGGGATGGAAAAAGCAGAAGTAAATTTCAATTTGAAGTAAAAGCGTTCCTCAAAAAATTTTGGGAAGGAGATGTCGTATTCGAAGAAATGAGAATTGCGGGCACTCGACTCTCTTTAGACTTTTACAACGCCAATAAAAAAATAGCAATAGAAGTTCAAGGAGCGCAGCATTTTAAATATACTCCGTTTTTTCATAGCACTAGAGGGGGATATTTAAAGCAAATAAAAAGAGACGTAAGTAAAATTGATTTTTGTGAATTGAATCAAATTAATCTTGTAGAGATTTATCCATCCGATAATATAAATAAAGATTTATTTGAAAAGTTTGGCGTTTATTTGTAGTGTAATACAAAATATGGCTAGAAAAAAAGTCAAATTTAATAAGTTTGAAATACCAGATAATTTTCTAGAAATGCTGTATGAATTTACAGGTTCAACAGAAAAGAATAAGGGATATATTCTTGTTTATATTGACGAAGATGGTAATGGTCAAATTAAACAAAAATACGATTCTCAAGCTACAGAATTTGCCTTAACTAAATTTTTAGAAATTTTTACTGAAGACAACTCGTCGATGCATCATGTAGAATTTGAGGAAAGCCCAGAGGAAAATGACGATGATGATTGACAATTGAATTTATACAATGTAGCATAGTTCATGATCTATTCGTATGAACTAGAAAAACAACTACTTGCAGGCTTAATTAAAAATCCAAACTCTTTCGTTGACATTTGTTCTTTCGTCAGCGAAAGAGATTTTTATTCCGAAGATTCGCTTCTAAATAAAACAATTTTCATCATCATCAAACAAGCGATTGAAAATGCAGAAGACATTGATGATGTTATTATTGCACAAAGAATTCAGTCAATAGGAATTTCTTTTGAAGACAATTTTAATGCGGCTGACTATATAAAGTCATTAGGAATGCGTAAGGTTTCCGAATCTAGCACCCTTAAAGCTGCAAAAGAATTAAAAAAATATACAATCAGAAGAGAGATTTACGACTCCTCGCTGGAGGTTGGAAAGAAGATGAAATCTCTCCCTCCAGAGAGTTCTTATTTAGATATCGTTTCTTCTGCGGATAAGATTTATAATTCTAAAATAAATTTTTACGAAATAGGAGCCGATACACCACAAAATATCTATGATGATATGGAGTATCTCATAGAGGATAGGGGAAATAATCCAATAAAGGAATTTGGCTTAATGGGTCCACATAAGAAAATAAATGAAATATATGGATCTCTTTTAAGGCCTGGAAATATTACTGTCGTAGTTGCTCGATCTGGCGTTGGTAAAACACAATTTTGCATGGATTACGCAACAAAGGTTGCGTCAATTTATGACGTTCCTGTCTTACATTTTGATAATGGAGAAATGAGCAAAGAAGAATTAATGATGAGGCAATGTACTGCTTTATCTGGAGTTCCAATGCACTTGTTAGAGAGTGGACAATGGAGAAAAGCTGGCGATGCAGTTGTGGAAAAAGTTAGGTCTGTTTGGCCCAAAATAAAAAAGATGAAGTTCTTTTATTATAATGTGGGTGGACTTGATGTTGATTCAATGATCAATACGTTAAAAAGGTTTTATTATTCCAACATTGGCAGGGGAAATAAAATGGTTTTTAGCTTCGATTACATTAAAACCACTGCAGAAAAGAGCGATAAAAATGAATGGCAGTTAGTTGGAGAAATGGTTGACAAATTTAAAAAATGCATCCAGAAAGAAATGCTTATTGATGGCAAGCCAATTATTCCTATGATTACTTCCGTTCAAAGTAATCGGACGGGTATTACGAATAATAGAAATTCACAAAATGTAGTTGACGATGAAAGCATCGTTTCTCTTTCTGATAGGATTACGCAGTTCAGTTCTCACATGTTTATTTTGAGAAAGAAAACGATTGATGAAATTCAAAGCGAAGGCAATCAGTTTGGAACTCATAAGTTCATATGCATTAAGCATCGTCACCTTGGTTCAGATTTGGCTGGCGCTTTAGAGCCAGTTAGAATTAACGACACAATGAGAAACAATTTTATAAATTTAGAATTTAAAAACTTTTCAATTACAGAAAAAGGAGATCTTCGTGATATTGCAGCGTTTCTAAACGGAAGAGCTGATCTTGATGAGGATTCAGATTTTACAATGGAAAGGGTTCCCAACTTCGATGAAATCTAAAATTCAATCTTCCCTAATTGAGCTTGGCTACGAACTCAATGATTTCGGAAATCATTGGAGAACGAAAGCTTTATATAGAAATGGCAACAATAACTCTTCCTTAAAGATTTATAAGGATACTGGAGTCTGGCAAGACTTTGTCCAAAGCAAAGCTCCCATGCCATTTAAAAAACTTGTTGAATTAACATTAAATACAACTGATTATTCTGTTATCCAAAAGTACCTCCTCGATTGTAAGGAGCAAATGGGAGAGATCGTAGAAAAAAAAGAAAAATTAGAAATGGAAAAAATTTATCCAGAAGACTGCTTAAAAAAGCTATTTCCAAATTATTCTTTTTACAAAAAGCGCGGAATCTCAGAAGAAACACAAAAGTTTTATAAGTGTGGATTAGCTTCTGCAGGAAGAATGTATAGGAGAACTGTTTTTCCTATCTACAATGATATCGGGCAAATTTTTGGTTTTGCTGGAAGGAAGGTAACTGATGAAGACGAGAATGCGCCCAAGTGGAAGTTGATAGGAAGAAAATCAAATTGGATTTATCCTGCACTCATTCCAGACTTTCCAGAAATAAATGACGAAGTTATTTTAGTAGAAAGTATTGGTGATAGCATGGCGCTTTCCCAAAATGGATACTATAACAACCTTGTGATGTTTGGATTAGATTGCAGTAGCACCTTAATAAATTTTCTTGTTTCCAAGGATCTCAAGTGCATTTATATATCAGCAAATAATGACTCTACGAGCGATACAAACAGAGGATTAATTTCCTCCATTAAAACCTTAATAAAGCTTTCTTCTTATTTTGATTTAAATATATTGAAAGTAAAACCCCCATTGTTAAATGATTTTGGTGAAATGCAAAATTCTGATAATCCATTATTATTTTGCGAATGGAGAAAAAGAAAAGAACTATCCATAGAAGAAATTTTAAATCTTATCAAGGAAAACGAAAAAGAGTTCGATAAAACAAAGCTAGCAAAATTTTATAAAAAATGTCTGAACGAGTAACACTTTCCGCAAGCAGAATAAAAACTGTTCAGTCATGCACTTGGCTTTATTGGTTTAAATATTTTCTAAAGGCTCCAGACAAGAGTAATGATGGAGCAAAAAGAGGAACTGTATGCCATGAAATTTTTGAATTCTTAGGAGAGAATAAAAAAGAATTTAATAAAATTCTTAAAAAGAACTGTATATCTGGTAGCAAAATTGTTGAAAACTTAATGCAGGAAGCTGCAATAAGAGAAGGCGTAGCAGATGAAAAAAATATCTCTTCAATCAAAGAGATGATTTTAAATGGTTTAACTTATGATTTTTATGGAGAGTCAATGGGAAAACTTAAAGAAAGCGTTTCGGAAAAGGATTTTGATTTAGACTTTAAAGACGAAAGAATTAATTTTAAAATAAAAGGATTCATTGATAAATTATTTATATCAAAAGATTCAGCTCTAATAAGAGACTTTAAGTCGAGCAAAGAGGTATTTAAAGGAAAAGATTTGGAAGACAATTTGCAAGATTTAATGTACGTACTCGCTGTGCGAAAAATGTATCCAGAATTAAAAAGTGTCACAAGCGAATTTATATTTTTAAAATATCCTCATAAAAAGGGCGTTATTAAAATGCCAGAAATTACCAACGAGGAGTTGGCTGGTTTTGAACAGCAATTAACAGATATTCAAAATTACCTTGACAATTTTAATGAAAAAGCTGCACTGAAAAATTTGGCAGCAAAAGCAGACTTTCCCAAAGATAACTCTTTTGGTGGTCCATTAATGTGTGGGTACGCCAAGTCTCCAGATGAAAAGAAGGCGGATGGATCTCCCAAATGGTTTTGTTCAGCAAAATTTGGATTTGAATTTTACCAAATAAAAGATGAAACTGGTAAAATAATTGACTCTTGCTTCAAAGAAGATTTAGAAAAATTTAAAGAAAAATATTCAGACAAGCAATTTGTGCTTCATAAATATAAAGGATGTCCCGCCTTTTCATGCAAATAGATTAGGCTTGACGAAGCGTCCTTTACGGAATAGCATTCGTTTATGATTCCGTTGTTCAAGTCCAATTTTTCAATTGGCAAAAGCATACTCACTTTGGACATGCCAGAAGATGACCCAGATTCTTCTTGTGCAGATTCAATTTTGCAAATAGCAAAAGACAATAATTTAAATCAGATTGTCTTGGTCGAAGATTCAATGATTGGCTTTCTTGAGGCGCACAAGTCCTGCAAAAGTTTAAATATCCAACTCATTTTCGGCCTTAGAATAAATTGCTGCAACGACGTTTCAGAAGAGAACAAAGAACAATCAAAACACAAAATAATCATCTTTGCAAAAAATGATTCTGGCTGCAAACAGTTAAATAAAATTTATTCAACTGCATTCTGCGATCATGGAGGTTTTATCGACTGTAAAACTCTATCTTCTTTGTGGAGTGAGTCTGACTTAAAACTAGCAGTACCATTTTACGATTCTTATATTTTTAATAATAGTTTTAGCTTTTCAAATTGTCTTCCAAATTTTAACTTTACTCAGCCAGTTTATTTTATTGAAGATAATGGGTTGCCATTTGATTCAATTCTGAAACCTAAAATTAAAAATGTAACTTCAGATCCAATACTAGCCAAGACAATCCTTTATAAAGATAAAAAGGATGTTTTTGCATTTCAAACATATAAATGCTTAACTAATAGATCATTCGGAAAAGAAATATCCTTATCTAATCCAAATTTAAATCATTTTGGTTCAGATGAATTTTGTTGGGAGAGCTACTTAGAAAAAAATGGAAAACTTACTCAGGTTTAATTTCGACCAGAATTACTTGATTCTGGACACGGAAACAGAAGGTTTGAATTTAATCTCGTCCAGACCTTGGCAAGTATCTTGGATTACCGCAAAGGGCAAAGCAATCAAGACCAAGAATGACAGATATGTCAAATGGCCAGATTTAAAAGTCTCAGATGAAGCTGCAAAAATTACAAACTTTGACAGGCATTTTTACGAATCAAAAGCAGAAAATCCTTTAAAAGTTTTAAATGATCTTTGGTCGGTTTTATCCGATCCTAGCTATATTATTGTTGGACAAAACTTACTTAACTTTGATGTTTACATCTTGAATATCTTAAGAAAACATTGCGGTTTGGAGCCCGATCATTCTTACATATCTAGAATTTTAGATGTTCGAGCTTTAGCAATGTCATTAGCTTTAGAAAATAAAG